ATAAGCCTTTGGCTACGTACTTCGTTAGCCATAAGAGATTCTGTTCCACGTGCCTTTACTTCTAAATCACCTTTTATTTCAGGATCAAAGTCAAACTGCATGTTAAATCTAAACAGTCCCTCTCCTAGTGGACGTAATAAATAATCGTCTACATTTTTAATAACGTTTTTAATTGCGCCACTAGCTGCACCCATCAGCATACTAATACCACTAGCAGTTCTTCCTACACCCATGACACCTGTTTGTCCATGAGCAAAAGAAGGAAAGCCTGTAGATTCGTCAGCTAGTACTCGTGCTTTATCAAATAGCTGTAAATTTTCACCTGCAACATTTGGGAATTTAGTACCAAAGATAGCTTGTCCTGGAGCACCACCTTGTCTTCTAAATACTTTCCCTGGATATACTGATAAGTCTTGGCCTGGAACTAAATTAGTTTCATCTACCTCTATTAACAGGTTGCCTGACAATACAGCATTATCCACAGCCATACGCATAAAACCATTCATAAGTGTTTGTGTATCGTCCATATTCTCAGCAATACCCACACCAAAAAATGAATATGGATTTAATTCATACGGTGCAGCCATATATGGAATACGTGCAGGTTTAAAAGGATTAAGAACCATACGCAATAGTTTACCATTACAAATCCAAATATTTGCTTGTAATTCATCCATATCAGAAAGTTCGTTAGGTATATCTACACCTTGTTCTTCAAGCATTTCAACATCACACATACCCCAATATTCAAGAACTTCAAATCTTTCTACACCGTGTTCTGGAGCATAGTCAGCTAGATCATCTTCCCAATATTCTTTGTCGTAGTTTTCTCCTAAAGATATAGCTTCATCAATAACTGCTGAACGAAAGTATGGACGTTTCTTTAAGTTACGCATTTGTGAACGAGATAACTTGTGCCGTTCTACTACGTACTGAGCTTCTTCTATATTGTTAGCATCTGGATCTGGATAAAAATTCCAAACAGATACATGTGACACTTGAGGTATTGTTTTAAATGTAGGTGAGTATTCACCTGTATCATCATCCCAACTAGGGTATTCTTTATCTACAGCAAACGGTCCTTTCATTACACCAGTACCAAACAATGCCATTTCAAATGCAGTGCTTCGTAAATGCTTAGATGCCGCAGATTCATCAAGTTGATCTTGTATTTTCTTTTGCATCTTTTTTGCTGCTATCATTGACGGACTAAATGTAATAGCAGTTGGAGTTCCACCTACACCTTCTTTAATCCCTTCAATAGGTTCTAATTTTTCACGTAGTTCTGGGTTTAATAATTCTTGTAAAGTTTTTGCAGTAGAACCTTTAGGAATTTCTTTACCGTCACCTTTAAAACCATAAGGCGATACTGTATCACTTTTTTCATCTTCTTGTAATTCTTTAGGCAAAGCAGGATCAAAAGAGACATTTTCTACAACACCATCTGGAAGTTCTGTGGGATCAACTGTTAAAGGAAACGTATTTTTTGCAAACAATACATCTACAATTTGCCCATATGCTGCAAGTGTTTTAGTTTTAGTTACTTTAATAAATACACGAGACTTTTCTGTTTCTGTAAATTGAACATCAGGACCATATATACCACGATAATTTCTATAAGCTTTTAACCAACGTTCTTCATCTTGTTTACGATAGTCTTCTGCTCTATTATAACGTTCCATAATAAATGGAATTATATTAGATGTGTCCGCATCTTCTTCTACTGAGTTTTCTGTATCTTCAAGAATTACAGCATCGTCTTCAATAAATACTTCGTTATCTTCTGCCATTTATTTTTCCTTAATAGCCAAATGTTGTATCTGCTACTTGCATACCCATTGATGGTGTTCCATATGGATCATAATCAAATATACTAAATCTTGGTCTAGACATTATACCATATCTTAAAGCATCATACAAGTGGTCTTCTGAGTGTGTATCAATATCTTCTGGATTTTTTTTATCTAAAGGTATTGCAGGTAATTGTGAAATTATTTCAGTGCATGTATTAAAAAATACTAATCTAGGATTTTCTGTAAACTCATCTACTTGTAAACGTCTATGTATTTCATTTTTACCTGCAACACGAGAACCTTTTGATCTATCTGAAGGACGCCACCTACATCCTTTACTTATCATTTGCTCCGCAAGGCTTGGACCTGTATCGCCACGTTTATGCCATAAAGAGCTATCCAATACTCCATATTTAATATTTCCATCTTGCGCTTCTAAGTCAAGAATCATATCAGCTAAATCCGTAGCTAATACTTTACTGACGTACAGTTCTCTATATACCACAAGTTGCTCATCAGGCGCAACGGCAAACCAAACGACACCACTATAAGAACCATAACCATAATCACATGCTCTAAATTTAACCCAATTATTTGGTATTCTAAAAGGTTCAACTACATGAATTTTTCTATCAAACTCTGTAAAAGCTGCACCTTCTTTTATATCCCAGTCACCTTCTAGTAGTTGTCTACGTTGTTGTTCTGGTAGTGACAATAGCATTGCTTCATAGTCACCTTTTGTAGCTAAGTACGGATTATCTGATAATCGTGCAGGTATAAATCTACGTTTAAATAATGCTTTACCTGCTTTTTCGTGACCTGCAGGATATTTAAGAACCTCTCCTGTTTCTAAGTCTCGTGCTTCAAATGATTTACCTGCAGGTGCAGGATCAATAAACATTTTTTTTACCCAGTGATGTCCTCTACCTCCTGGGTTAGTGGTAGCTCTCATATACACTGGTAGATCGGTTGCAGTGGACCGTAGACGAGAACGCATGTAGTTCCATGCGAATGGTGAGGGCCATTGAGTTAACTCGTCAAAGCCTATCCAACTAAACGCTAGACCTTGGTAGCGCAGGACGTCATCTTCCCTGTCTAGGTAGGACATCCACAACCTCGCTCCAGAGGGCGCAGTCCACTGCATCTTTCGTTCAGACCACTTAATACCTTTCCAAATCTTAGGGTACATTTCTTGTGATTTAAATATAAGTTCCCTAAGTTCTTCTGTGGTATGCCGTAGTAGTAGCCCTGAAAATTCAGGATGACCCATATACCTTAAAGGGTCTGCCAACATAGCATAGCTTTTGCCACCACCTGCAGAACCGCCATATAAAACTTCTCGTTCACCTGCAGCTAGAAAGTCTGTCTGTGGACCTTCATTAGGTTTGAAAATAACGTTGTGTTGTTCCTCAACAGGAATCTCCTCAACGATACTAACTGGCTTTGGGGTAGCTTTCTTCTTCGTAGGCTTTTGCACCGATGCGTTTGTTTTCAATTTCTTCCGCTTTGGCGATTGCCTTTTTCGCATAGTCTGCCCATCTGCGTAGGCTTCCAACTTTGTTTTTTCTTCTTCGTTCATTGTCCAACCGTTTCTTGAGTCCTACGTGAGATATAGATCGACCTGTATTTCTAGATAGCCAGTTTGCTACCTCACGATATGAATATTGTTTTAGATACCTTTTTGCTTCTTCAAGCATGTCAAGTTCATTTTCAACAGGTTGAAGTATATCGGGGTCATCCTTATCTAGTTCATATCCGAATGGTATTGTTCTTGATATGCGTGGAATAGCAATCCATTCGTTGTCTTCTTTTAT